CGCTTATTAGTAGGAGCCGTTACAGCAGAAGCAAACTCAAGATCGCCAAGGTTCTGGCCCGAGTTATTAACAGGTCGTAAAGCACCGTTATTTTTCTGAGTGTAAGGAATACCAGCAAGAGTTAAGAACGCAAGTTGGTCGATACGATCAGCCATAGCATAAGCTAGTGCGTCACGAGATTGCTCACGGAAGTTAACGACTGATTTTTGGTCTGCAAGTCTACCAGCAAGACGGTTTGCAAATCGCAACTGATCCATCTCGATGCTAGTTTCGAAAGAACGGAGTGCTTCTTCCATACCTTCTAAAGTGTTGTCGCCAACAGTACCGTCTTCTTTCATATCCGCTAATAGCGTCAATGTAGCTTTAGTACCTTTTTCAGACTTAGTGAGTTCAGTAATACGCTGAACCATAGCATTACTGCCGGTGCCAGCGAACTGATTGATGAAAGACATGTTACGAGCGACTTTCCAAAAGTCTCGTGACCACGCCTGTAGCTGGTTGGATGTCAACGCAGCGAAGTTAGTATTAGCCATTTTAGGCCTCCAAAAATAAAGTTAATAAAAGTATGACCGACGTTAAGGAGCGGTCGAATCCATACCTACTATCGTGGAGGCAAACGAGGTTCGCTGATTTACGAGGTGCGGCCTCGGCGAAGTTAACGTCTCTAGCAGACGAGGTTCGATTTTTAAGTGTACGGCACTACCGTATATCGCTACGGCAAGCGAGGTGTTACATATAATAGACCTTATAACAAAAACTTGCAACGTGCACAAGTTTTTATTACTTTTTATGTACCATTTGTACATCAAAGGGTGCTTTCTTACTTGCTCCCCTGTGTGGTTTGTAGCCAGTAGAGGGGTCTTTCATAAGTTTGACCCCTTTACCAGCTTTCATCCAATGATACCCTTTAGGTGCATCTACGGACTTTTTCATTAGTAGCCTCTTTTAGACTTGTTAGTAGCTGCTCGACCGCCGCGCTTAGGAAGCGGTTTAGTCTTTTTAGGTTTTTTGGTGGGCTTCTTCATTGGTTTCATATTTTTCATAGTATATCTCCTCTAAGCCTAGCTAAGGTTGCTTCTGGTAAAGCGGCAAATTCTGTGTCGCTAAGGGTCTCTATGTTTATAGACTTCTCGCCGTGTGCAGCTCCGCTCTCCCCTGCCATTTCTGGAGGTTGTGCTTCAGCAGCTTCTAACTTACGTTGTACTTCTGCACGTTTTTTAGATACTTCATCTACTTGTTTGTTGTGTGCTTTTTGCACATCATCGACTGCAGGTGCAATATCATGAGTTTTGACTACATAATTAACGGCTTTATTTAAAGAAGCGACGGCGTCGTATCCCTTTTCTATAAATGCATCTCTTAATTCAATGACTTCTTCAGTCGCTTCTTGGTTGAAAGTGTCTGAATCTTGATCAAGAGCAGGGTATTGTTTTGCTAAATCCGATGCAGCGGTGGCCAGGCTCTGTTGCTCTTGCGTCATGTAAACCGTGTCATCTACTTTAGAAGAAATATTTTGTTGTACTTCATATATAAGGTTAGTGTACTCAGCGGCACGTATCTCTTGTCTTAATGCTGCTGCTTGTTGTGCTTCGCCATCTAACAAGAGCTCCTGATACTGAAGTTCTTTAGCAGCAAAATCATACTCAATAGGGCTTTCTATTGACACCTCTTCCTTCTCTCGTCTAATATCATCTAATTGTTTTTGTAGGGCCTTCTGTTTTTGTAAAGCCTCGTCTAAACGGGCTTTCGGTATCATGGGAGATTTTTTCTCAGGTTCTGGCTCCGGTTCAACTTGCGCTTCTACTTCTTGTTCAGCTTCGGCAGCTACTGGCTCAGGCTCAGGCTCGGGCTCAGCTTCTACTGCTGGTTCTTCAGCAAAATCTAAGCTCATGCCAGCCTGATCATCGTCCATAGGATGGTTATCAGCGCCGGGCATTGTAGTTAGTGCTACTTCTGGGGATTCTTGATTTTCAACTTCAGACATATTTACTCTCCTGGTGGGGGGTTGGTGTTAGATTTTGCTGTTTTCATAACCGTAGTGGCTATGTTTGTAGCTGCTTGAGTCTCTGACTGTACGGACCGTAGCTCGTTGGTGGCCGTAGAAAGGTCTCGTCGTAGCTGTAATTCTTCCTGTTTCATCTGTACTTTGGCCTGTAGTTCAGCCATTCTAAGTTGTGGATCAATATTTGCCATCTCTTCTGCCTTCGCCATACTAAGTTGCGCTTCGCCTTGCAGTTTTTGTACCTCTGCTTGTAGCTTAGCAAGTTCAAGCTGTACCTGCTGCATCTGCAACTCTTGCTGCTGTTGCATAACTTGTTGTTGTGCTGGGCTTGGTGGTTCTTGCCCAGTTAATGTACGAATACGTTTTGCTAGATCTGCTTTACGCTCTAAGTGGCTATATTCTACAATAGCATCATCTGGTATTGCTACACCTACTTGCCGTAGGTTAAGAGCTTCTGCGAACTGTATTTCATCAAACGAATCACGCGCCGGAGAAGTGGCTACAACTACGTCGTACTCACCTACTGTAATGTCGTTAAGTATGTCTCCAGATGCAGTGGACTCGTTTATAACCATCTCTTCTCTGGGCTTCATAGGATCATTTTCATCTGTGATCATTATGATGCGCTCTTCGGTGTAGTATCGCTGTACTACACTAAGTATTTTTTCGGCTAGATACTGACGCGTCTTACGCAAGTTATCAAGTGGCACTTGTATCATTACTGCGCCACGGTTCTGCTTCGCCTGAATGGCTATGCCTGACACTTCTGCAGCATCAGTACCTAACATCGAATCGTTAACGCCGCTGATCGTCTTTATGTTCTCTTGTGCTTTAAGAGATATACGATCTAAACCGCTAGGTATTTGGTTTGGTTGAATTTTGACGGGTGGGTTAGAACCACGGTTGTACTCGACTACTAATCCAGTCTCTGCGCCGTGTTCTTCCATATCATCAGCAGTCATGCCTACTAATGATCCTGACTCAACCATCCACCCACTGTTAGCGGTAGTGTTAACGATGTGTAATTCTTGCGAAGCAATTTTGTTTAGTTGTTCTTGTGGTGATAATAAGTTACGTACCATGCCGAAAGGACGGCCGCGACGGAAGTACGCGAAGTACGGTACGATAGTAAACTCTTCATAAGGTGACCAGTCGTCGTGCAGCACGACTCTGTCGCATGTAACAGTCCATCGTATACAACGCATCATCTTGCTAATAATATCTAAATCATGCTCTTTAGCGAATTTTTTAACCTTTCGGTCTGTCCAACCAGCAGGAACAGGTCGTTGGTCGCCGTACTGCTTGTCTACGTAAAACTCTTTGCGCATTAGCTTACGATGCTGACGTTCTATAACACGTAACGAGCGCACTGTGCGGTGTTCTTCTTCGCCAGGTACTGTAGTACCAATAAAATCAAAGTTCTCATCAGTATCGCCGTATCTTGTTTCGTGATACTCAACTGAATCTTTACCGTATGTATTGCCGTTCTCTGCGCTGTAACGCAGTTTGTCTGCTTGTTTTTGGCCATACAGCTCTTCAATCTCTTCTAAAGTCATCCACTTCGTTTCAAAGAACTCGGTCCACGTTGTGGGGTCGTATTCTTTTGCATCAGGATCAATAAGTATATCAAGTGGATCTTTTGATGTGATGCGCACTTCACCCTGCAAACTGTCGCTAAAATCTATACGTACATCAAAATATCCACGTCCGTCCATAATAAGACCATCGCTAAATACTTGTTGTTCGATCCAGTCAAGTTTGTTGTTATCTGCGATTTGCGAGTAAAGTTTCGTTAGGGTGTGTGCAATTGTGTCGTCGGATTTTTTACGGGGTTTAAATTGAATATCGGCGCGTCTTGTAGACTGCTCGCCTAGTACGGTGTTGATTGTAGGTAGGATAGTGTTGATTGTTAGGGCAGGTCGGCCTTCTGCATCAAGGTCGGCTACATCTGCGTAATCCCACTGTTCCCCTTGATAATACGCGTCGCACTTCTGTGCCATGTCTATAAATTCTAAATGACCGTTATCTCTAGCTCTTGTGTAGCGATCCCACTGTGTTCGTGAAATACGCTCTTCATCCCCTGCTGATAACTTCTTCTTCTTTTTGTCTGTATACATATTATGCGCTCATAGCAGACTTGCTGCGGTTCGGTTTAATTAGTCCATCTAAACGATCTCGCCAAGACGGTATCTTATCAATATTCTCTACATATGTACTAAACTCGGCCATCATTAAACCAATCCATGATAAAGCATCAACTTGGTCATCATGTACCCCGTTGGGGAACCGTAGCAGCTCTGCTACTAATGGCCCAGTAAACACCTCTTCTCTTGGCAAATAAACCATGCCTTGCTGCATCCTACCCTGTATAGCTCGCGCCCGTGCTTCTTTATCTCTTCGCCCTGTCTTTAAATCTTTAAAATATGCTTGGTGCAGTCCACGTTCCCGTACTCTTTTCTCGAGGAACGGGCCAAGGGCCATTTCTATGTGCCCCTTCTCTATCCCTATTATAGATGGTTTCCATTGCTCATACACATCTAGAATAGTTTCTACGATCTCGAAACCGTCGAACTTACCGCGTATGACATCTACCACGAACAAATTGTCCCATTGGTCTACGCCTACAACCATGCCGACTGTATAGTCGTTACGGTCTCTTTGGCCTATTGCCAAGTCCCACGCGCAATAGTAACGCATGTGGTTCATGTCTATATCATCAGGGTCATAATACTCAATCATGTCCCTAGTAAAGTAATCACCATCATCCGCTACTGGATTCTGTTGATACAGCGCTGACCAGTCCCTGGGTCCAACCGCTTTACGTATTCTGTCTAGTGCATCTGTATCGTATCGTTCTGGGTGGAGAGCATGGCCCGTGGACCTAAATTCTTCGTCCTCTTCCGCTATCGCCGGATAACGGACCAACTCCCACTGATCACCTCCTTCAGCGTCAGCCTTAAGTAACCTTCCTGCCAAGTCGTCATCATGCCATCGTGTCATGATTACCAACACACCGCCACCAGGAGCGAGCCGTGTGTATGCAGTCGATGTATACCAGTCCCAGTTAGCCTCTCGGTTGTTCTGTGACTCAGCGTCATCCCTGTTTTTTACGGGGTCATCAATAAGGAGTATGTGCGCACCCTTACCCGTGATACCACCACCAACACCAGCGGCCACATATCCACCGCCCATGGTTGTTAACCACGCTTCGGCAGACTGGCTGTCTGGATCAAGTCGCGTATCGAACGCAGACTTGTATGATTCTTCTCGTAACATCTGCCGCACCTTGCGGCTGAACGTCATGGCTAACGAGCCAGAGTACGAACAACTAATGCACTCGTGGCCCGGATTCCTCCCTAAGTGCCATGCGGGGAATGCAACACTAGCTAAAGTACTCTTACCGTGTCGGGGCGGCATAAAGAGCATTAACCGTGGAGACTTTTTCTCCGCCACATCCTTTGAAAATTTTTCTAATCTTTTACAGATGTCTTTGTGGACCCAACCAGCCTGATAGTCGGGGTTGAATCGTTCAACAAACGGAAGTAGTCGCTTTCTTGTAAGGAAGCGTTTCGCAAGTTCTGCCTTTGCTTTTTCCTGAACAGAAACTTCAGCTTGTTCCTCTGTTGTTGATTCAACGCCATCATTAGGTCCTGGTATAGATTCAGCATCATCTGCTTTACAATAAACACAAAGCCGGTCATGGCCGGCGTACAAAGTTTCAGGGTGCAGGTTCTTACACCTTACGCACTCTAGTTTTTTAATATCCATTTACTTTTTAAAAGGCCCTACCGAGTGTTTTTTCTGTAGCCGCCGTTTTAGAGCCGCATGTTTGTCCCCTACGGTGCCCCCTTTAAATATATCGTCCCGTCTTGCGTCTCGTCGTCCTGATACTATGGCCACTGTATTAGCGGCTCTCCCAGCTTTATATTTTATCTTAGACTTTTGTTCTTTAAAGTCGGCTTCAAAGCGTTTTTGCCTTTGGGCAAGTGACATTCCCGCTTTCGCTTTAGATACCTTCTTACCCATTACCTTCTTTAAAATTTTGCCAGGTTTTTTAGCTTTCTTTTTTTCTGCCATTTTATTTAGCCCCCTTTTTCTTGTATTTTTTATCTAACGCTTTATTTTGTTTACGTATTTCATTAGCGGCCATGCCAGTAGCGCCAGCAAGAAGACCTGCACTTATTGCGGTTTGTTTTTTACCGGACATTTTTTTAGCTGGCTTCTTCGCGTAATCCTGCTTA